AGAGCATAGCAACAAAAGGATTTCACTCTATTCGTGCATCATCGACATGAATGATTTGTGTCACGATGCCGCCGTCATGGTCGACAACGAGATGGGGCGATTCAGTCATGGGTTCAGAGCGTTGGAATTCGACAGGGTGAAGGCACGGGATGGAGAAGAGGCTGGATTTGATATCAAGCGGGGGGAGATTATGGAGGAGAGTCAGGTGTCGGTGCCAGCCAACATCGATGCTCAGACTGAGGAGGTTTTGCTTTCGTTGGTAGAGGGAGGTAAACTTACTAGTCCAATCATGAAGCAGGTGGGTCGTGGCATTCGTGACCATCGGCCAGTGAGTGTGCCTGTTCAGTTGAATCTGAAGGTCATGTTAAATGGCCAGGAGGTGAAGTGTGAAGACGAGCCCGGAAGTCGAAAAGAAGAGGAAAAAGCAGACGGAGTCACCCCACCAGAAGAAACCCATGAAGGCGACGAAGTCCAAGTCGAAAAGGCCAAAGACGACAAAGTAGAGGACCAGGAGAAGCCCGTCGAGGGTGTGGATGTGTGCCCCAAGTGTGGAAGTGAAAACATCAACGATGGTGTCTGTGGCGACTGTGGGGCAAAAGTTGAGGCTGAGGAAGAGCCTGAGGAAGAGAAGGCATCGGACAAGGTCTGTGCTGAATGTGGTGGAGACATTGGTGAAGATGGTGCTTGCAAGGAATGCGGAGCCAAGCCAGGGAAGGAAGAAGAGAAGCCTGAGGACGAAAAGGGACCTAACAAACCGACCTGTCCAGAGTGTGGGGGTGATAGTATCACGGATGGTATCTGTGATGACTGCGGTGAGGATGTGGGCACTACAGAAGAGGATGATGAGGAGGAAGAGAAGTCCATTGATGTGGATCATGCAATGGCTGTAGTTCTAGCCCACGCCTCCAGGGAACAACGAAACAAGATGGTTGGATTGCTTCAGTCTCTGCAAGAGATTGACAAGAGAACCGACAAAGTGAAACAATATCTCTCCATCGTGGGGAGGTCCTGACACATTACAGACGGTCTGTAACGGTCGGATATTGCGTGTTTTCTTTTATAGAGGAATCCTACAATGAAGCTTACCAAAGCTTTGAAGGATTGGGCAGTCGCAAATTGCGGTGTGAAAGCCGATGCGACTGATGACGATTATCGCAAGGCTCTTGCTGATGCTCTTGTCAATGGCAAGTTGACCATTGAGAAGCATATGGAGCTGAGCAAGGAACCGAGTGATGGTGAGGCGAACGAGTTCACCAAGCGATTCGATCAGATCGCAACTGGGTTGGACAAGATCGCAACTCTTCTCACACCGAAGGAAAAGGAAGTTTCCGAGGAAAAGGAAGAGAAAGCCACTGAGAAGGAAAAATCCCAGCCTTCTCGATTGTCCAAGATGATTGCCAAGATCGGCGGGTTTGCTGATGATGACGACCGTCCGGTTGACGTTCGTATCAAGAGTGCTGCCGAGTCCTACTCGACCACGAAGTCGGCTCTCATGTACCCAGAAAAGACGAAGAAGGGTTCGCCCCATATCCTCGCTGGGCAGAGGGTGAAGTTGCAAGGGCAACCGATGGACTCTTCCAGTGACCAGGACAAAGCCCTTTCTGGTGTTTGGGCGAAGTTCCAGATTCTCTCCGCCGCTCCTATGCTTGCGGGCAATGCTCAGAGAGCATGGGAAAGGTTGAGTGATCACGAGAAGAGCCTGCTTTGCTATCTTGCGGATCATTCTGATTGGGATGATTCTCTGAATGGCAAGTCTCGACGGATGAAGGGCTACCCTGGAGGCATCAAGGCCATCATTGATGACGCAGTCTCTGGTGGCCTTGAAGCCGCTCCCATCGTGTTTGACGATCAGGTCATTCAAGCTCCGTTGCTCTTTGGGGAATTGTACCCATTGGTCAACGAGGTTCCACTTGAACGTGGGCGACGAGTCGAGGGTGTCCGAACTGGAACCGTCACGGGTGCGTGGGGTGGTGTCGATGATACGGCAATCGCCCTGTTTGCCACGGCGGCTTATGTGGCAGCCTTTGACACAACCGTCTACAGGTGGCAGGGTTCTATCCAGATCGGTCTTGACTTCCTGGAAGATACACCGATTGACTTCAATGCACACGTCACCGCTCAGTACGGCGAGCGTTTGCTTGAGGATCTTGATGATGTGATTGCCACCGGCAACGGCACGACCCAGCCGCAAGGTGTTCTGAACATGACGGGTCTGACAACGGTGGCATGGGGTGGTGCAACTTCTCTTGCCAACTATGAGTCCTTGAGGTTCTCGGTTGCCAAGCCGGAACATAAGGGCAACATGAAGGCGACGGCGGTCTTCATTGGCAATGAGGTTTCCTACTCTCGTGCCATGGCGATCCCTGTGGGTGCTGCCGATGCCCGTAGGGTGTTTGGTGCAAGTGCCTACTTTGGCACGACCTCGTACGACGACTACCAGATCATGGGTCGTCCGTTCAAGATCAACGAGAGTCTTGCAAACACCCAAGTGCTCTACGCTATCTTGGGACGGTACAGGATGTATCGACGCAAGGGCTTGACTGTTCGTACCTCCACAGAGGGGGATACGCTCATTAGGGCGAACGAACTACTGATCGTTTGTATGGGAAGATGGGGTGGCCAAGGAGAGCGTGGAGCAGCTTTCGGAAGAACGATTACTGCCCCTGCGTAATCGTGAAATGCCTGCTTGGCGGCTTAGTAGCCATGACATGTCCCAGGTTGAGCCTAGGATAACGGACATGAGGTGTGTTTTAATCAGTCATGTCCCGGTTGAGCCTGCCGCTGATTTGTTCTCCGGTCAGCGGTGGGCTCCCTTATATACACTACGGAGAATTCACAGGACATGAAATTAGCTAGGAGAACGAATTGTGAGCGATGAAGTTTTGACAAAAGAGAAAAGAATGAAGGTCGGACCAGTCTCCCCATTCACAATCGAAGCCGACGACTCTTCAAACTCAGATCTGTACATTCAGGTCCTGGGTGGATTGCGTATGAGGTCTACGATCAAGCAAGTGAAGGAGATTTTTGACAAGGAGGATGGGGAACAAGTCACGAGGTCTACGTCAGCCAATATGATTGACGGACTGCCAAGAGACATTCCAGGTCAGCGTCTGCGAGTCAACCCAGCCGAGTGTACGTGGGAGTGCTCCGACCCCCTGAGGAACGATCAGGAAACTCTGGACAAGATCCAGAGAGCAATCAATGCTCAGACTTCGCGGAGAACGAACTCGCGGTTGAGAGGCATTCCCACCAGTAGTGGGAAGTTAGGTGTTGATGAGATGAAGACTCTCATTCGTGAGTTGCTTTGCTTTGTGGACTCTGGATCTGCCAGGGTGGTCAAAGGCATCAAGCCTGAGCCTGAGGATGTCAACGAGATGCCTGGGAGGTATCTCTTGAATTGGAGCAACCAAGGACAGTTCAACCAGCCGCGATACGAAGACGAGCTTGAGGCATGGAAGCGGCAACTGAATAGGATGGCGTGATGGCATCTGGTGTTGAAAACGCAAGAGCAAGACGAGCCACTCGATCAACTGCAAATGTTCGGGGGATCGAGTGGTTCATTGAGGAGGTCAGTGAGACCATCGAGATGACGATGAGGAACCGACTCGCTGTGGCCGTCGAGTTGGTGAAATCGAAAGTTGTGGTGAACATCAGCCAGCCCGTCACGAAGACCAGGAAGAAAACCAGTTATGTTGATCCTGCTACGGGCAAGAGGAGGGTGGTTTCCAAGACGGTTGTGACGGACAGAAGCAAGCCAGGTGAGTTTCCTCGTGCGGACACAACACTACTATCCAAAACCATATTCGGAAAAGTAGTAAAAGAGGGTAGCTTATTAAACGGGTATGTTGGAACACCACTTTCATACGGATTGAGACTTGAGACTCAAATGAATCGTTCTTTTCTGGTGCGAACACTTCGAGAAGAACAGGAGAACGTGAAGAGAATTCTTACAGGTCCAATTGCTAAGGGGGAAGCAAGTGGGTTTGGAACAAGTGGATTGTAATCAATGACAGTAGGAATGGCAGACCTCCACAAAGCAATCACATCAGCTTGGGACGCAAGCACGTTGGAGGTTACGTTCAATGCATTATGGAGTGCTGCTTCCACCGAGTTTTTTGCGTTGAACGATCAGGATGCTCCAGGGAATCAGCCGTTTCCATACGTGGTCATGGACCAGACGAACAGCAACACAATCGACCGTATGAGTAGTTGCGACAATAGGATTCGTGAGGTGAGGGATGTGGAGGTTCGGTTCAACATATTTGCCCGAGAGATCGACGGAGATTCTCGTTCGTCCAAGGCAATTGCAGCTTATCTTGCAGAAGAGATCATGAAGGTTTTTGGTGGTCATCCCACAACCAACCCAACAGGGACTATCACACTCGACAACGGAAATCATCTAATAACAACGTACCAGAACGGTTTTGGAATCAAAGCTGATGAAGACATTTGCCAGTGGGTCCTTGTCTACATTTTCAGACTTGACGTTCCAGTAGCCGTATAAGAGGTGTTTTGATGACCAGATCAATCAGCAGTGGACGGATTGCAATCACTCTCAGTGCAACCCTGACCAGCACAATGACAGACTCATCGTCTGTGAGTGTTTCTCATCCGGCATTGAGTTACTCAAAGTCTCCTACTTCTGGACTTGATGACAATCAATTAAATAGGACTTGGCAGTCGAAGAATAGAGCCATTGCTTCAGGAGCACAGGAAACAATTGATCTTCAAAGCTTACCTGATATTGGAGCAGGTGAGGGGGAAGATGGTGTGGGACTAGCTGCTGTATTCCAGGAAATTGTGGCAATCGCCATTGTCAATGAGAATACATTGGGTACGGATGGGTTACTAGAAATTGTTCCCTCTGCTTCGGAAGGCTGGACTCCAATTGGAAGTCATACAAATGCAACTGGAGGTGCTTTGTATGGACAGGGTGTTCTTCTCAAGATTCAATTGGATGAACGAGGGTTTTCCTCCATTGAGACGAGCCACAGAATTACATTAAGGGCAATTGGTGCTGCTGTAACTTACAGCATCTACCTCATGGGCCGCAGTGATACTGATGAGTCGTCCGTCAGTAGCTTGTCTCTTAGTAGTCTGTCTTCGATCAGCACGTCGAGTTCCTCGATCAGCACGAGCAGCATCAGTACGAGCAGTTCTAGCCAATCTAGGAGTGAGAGCAGCTTGTCGTCCTCTAGCTTGTCTGCATCCAGTCTGTCTGAATCCTCTAGCAGTATGAGCAGTAGCGTATAACCTAGTCACCAAGGAAACCAATTGGTTCGTTTTGCCATGGGAGTGTAATATGAGTGGAGCTAATACTTTGACGGGCCGCACGGGCAAGTTTTGGGCTACCATGATCGACGCTGACGTTGGTGGTGGTGTTGCCGCAGGTTTCATCGCTCGAACAACTCAGTGGGCTGTGAATCCTAAGATGGCTTCCAGTTCTGCTTGGGGTGACTCTGACTCCTGTGGCTACACGAACAGAGCACCTGGACGGCAAGATGCCACATTCAACGCCGAGGGCAAGTACGATACAACGGAAGAGATCTTCGATCTGTTCCAGCCTGGGGATATTGCATCCTGTGCCTTGTTCCTCAGCAACGTGGCTGGTCTTTACTGGTACTTCCCCAGAGCGATGAATGAAGACTTTTCGATGACAGTCAACGTGGATTCACAAGAAATAATTTCTTGGAATTCGGGCTGGGGGGCCGATGGGGTTTTCTACCATCCAGGACAAGCAGGAGCTGCGGTAGTTGCCGTAGACGCTGCCTGTGCCTAATAGGTGATTCGATGGGATGCGTTTACGTAGTGATCAATAAGATAAATGGAAAACCCTACGTGGGCAAAACCATAGGATCACTACGTAAACGTAGAAATGGTCATGAAAGTGATGCACGTCAGGGTTCTCGTCTTTACTTTCATAATGCACTCAGGAAGTATGGCTTCGATGCTTTCTCTTGGCATGAGATCTGTTCTGGTGATGTAGAGAAGGAACTGTCTCAAGCAGAGCAGTCTTCAATTCAGTTCTTTTCGTCGTTACGTCCTAATGGATACAATCTAACGACTGGTGGAGAGGGAAATAGTCCTGTAAAAGAAGTGCGAGAGAAGATTTCCAAGTCACTTCAAGGACATTCTGTTTCTCCAGAGACACGGGCCAAGGTGAGTAAGAGTCTGATGGGTAGGAAATGTCCTGAACACAGCAAGAGAATGACAGGACGTGTACCCTCTGCCAGATCAAGGATTAAGGTGGCCGATGCTTTGATGGGAAAGCCCAAGTCCAAGTTGGCCAGGGCTCACATGAAGATTGCCTATGAGAACAGGAGTGATGAGGCAAAGGAAAACACCAAAGCTGGTCTGAGAACATACAACAAAAAACGAGCTGAGGAAGGGATCACTGAGGGAACTCGTAAGAAGATGAGAGAATCACATCTCGGTAAGAAGCAATCAGAAGAGACCAAAGCTAAGAAGAATGCCAAGCTGAAGGGACGTAAGAAATCACCGGAGACCGTGGCTCGAATGAAAGAAGCTTGGAAAAAGCGTCGACTTGCAAACAAAGCTTGAAACATCATGGGGACATGAAGGAGAACGCATGGACCCTAGGATACACGTTGTAAATAGAACGCATCATGCGCTAGACTCTTGCCCCTGCCCGTCTTGCGTCAAAGAACGCAAGCGGCGGGGCATTTTGGTCCCATCCAGGGACTCCTGCCTAGACTCCTCTCAAGCCCACCTCATCAATATGTCACCTCGTGTGGCGTATCTGTTTGGCTATATCAAGAGCTTGAATTCTCATGGATCGTTGGCCCGGCAAATAAGGGACTTCCTTGAGAAATAGTGTAGTGTGATTTCTTTCTTTTAGGAGAACCATTATGGGTGACGATAGGGAAGCACGTGCCTTGGGGGCAGGTGAAACAATCGAGGTTGATGGGAAGCAGTACAAACTCAGGCCGATTCGCATTCAGAGGTTGTGTGACCTAGAGCGGGATGCTTTGCGGTATCACAAGAGACAGGTTTTGGAGACTTACCGGGACAACATGGATCTACTTGGGGATGCATGTACTTCTGGGTTGATGGAGAAAAAACTTCAAGAGGTCAGTGAGTGGGGTGTGAGTAACCTGCCGAAGAAGGAAGTCTACAACGCATCGAACGTGCCTGTGAATGACAAGGTGAAGTTGTGGGTGAAAGAAAACTATGACATGGAGCCTCATGACTTTGTTTGTCAGATGTTGCTTACTGTGGGATTGGATAGTGGCAAGATCTCCTTAGAGCAAGTCAAGGAGATGACAGGGTCGTCTCCCAGACGTGGTGTAGTGAGATATGATCAATGGTGGATTACAGCATCTTATGAAGGGATGGTGGCGTTCGTTCATAGCTCAATACGAGACGACCACCCCGAGTTGACCAAGGAGGACATAGGTCGATGGAGTCCTGCCAAACTTGTCGAGGCAACTAAGATTGCCGAGAACCTTACAACGGCATCGATGGGAAATGGGTGACGCCTTCCACAGTACGAGACGCCAGTATGGATGACGGTGAGGTGTACTGTGGAGGGCTTTTATCAGGAATCAATGCTTACCATATCAGGATACTGACAGAGAACGAGATGAATGGAGGGGGCGGATACACCTATGATGAAGTTGGTAGGATGACGTTGGATCAGGTGTGGCATAGGCTATGTGATATGGATGTTCTGAAGAAACCAATTGGTGGCAGAACGAAGAAGTTCGGTGGTATTTCTGCATTGAATGTACTGAAGCCTGACAAGGATGGAATGGTGCGTGGTGTGAGTGCTGATGGAAAACCCATCATGGGTAGAATTGGTGGCAAGTCCAAATGCCAATTGTTGACAGAACAGATTCAAGCAGCAAAAGCTCCTGTGAGTAGACCAAGACGCAGGAAAAGAAAGAGAGGTGCATGATGGCTATAGGCGGTATGGAGCTTGCCCGTGCTTTTATCAACATATCTGTGAACACATCACAAGTTCAACCTGGAATGAAGCAGACACAAAATGAGGTCAATTCCAGTTTGGATAGAATTGTTGCTATGGCCAAAAGCAAGCTAGCAGTTGTTGCAAGCTTTCTAGCTGCTGCGTTTTCTGTAAAGAAGATGATACAGTTGGCTGCTGAGTATGAAGTGTTGGCAGTTTCTCTGGAGGCTGTGGTTGGATCTGCTAGAGAAACAAAACAGGTATTGGAGGACTTGGAAGCGTTTGAGAAGAAATCTCAGTTTAGTATGCCTGATATTGTACAAGCTACCCGTAGTCTCATTCAATTCAACATACGTGGGAAGGAATTGAATGAGACCTTGGATGTGCTAGGAAATATAGCAGAAGGCTCAGGGATGGGTCTGACTCAGCTCACAACAATCGTCAACCGAGTTCGTGCTGAGGGTAATTTAACCACATACTCCTTGCGTACATTGTCAAGGACTGGGGCTTTGAGTGTGGAAGATTTGGCCACACATATGGGAAAGTCTGTTGTTGAGATCCAGAGGATGTTGAGGAAGGGTAAGATTACCTTTGAAGATTTCAATGACACACTCACAGAGATAGGAACTGAGGGTGGTCGGTTTGGGGATTCCATGGCAAATAAGGCTGAGACACTGACTGGTAAATGGGGGTTTTTCAAGGAGGAGTTAGAAACAACTGCTAGGGTTCTTGGTGAAGAGTTGCTTCCTCCAGCAAAGGAATTTCTTGTATACGTTACGGAGATGGTGACGGCTACACAGGCGTGGATCAAAGAAAACAAGGGTTTGATATCCTCCATAGTTTCCATAGGAACAGCACTTGGAAAAGCTCTAGGACCAGCAAAGGGAGAACTAGAGTTTATTGCTCTGTTGTCCGATGCGGTTTCATGGTTGTATAAATCAACGGAGAAAGAAGCCACTACTGCTGCGGGAATGGAGTTTGGCAAAATAAATGCAGTACAGGCTGGGGTGGATGAAGGGAAGACTGAAAGTCCTGAGGTTGAGATAAAGAAGAGACAAGAAGCAATTGCAGAAGCAAATGCAAACATTCAGAAGGCTCAAGTTGAAATAGACAGAACTAATGGTCCGGTAGATGCTGTGTTTGATGAATTTCTGAAGAAGAAGAAGAAGGAGATGGAAGACCTAATAAAGGAGTACGAAAGGGACATCAAAGATCTACAAAAGAATGTTGTAGAGAAAGCTCCTGAGAGGGATTACGGCACCCTCGATCCAAAGGAGTATCTTGCTTGGGCAGAGAAGGTAGAAAAAACATCATTCGACGGTCAGAAGACTGAGTTGGAGGAGTTGAAGCAAAAGTATGTATATCTCAGAAGGGATGGGATGGAAGAGGCTGCTGAAGCTAAGAAGAAACTAGATGCAGCTCTAAACGATATGTCTTTGACGAAGAATGCTGCTGAGGTCATTGCTCTTAAAGAGAACTATGATGAATTACAATCAGCAGTGGTTTCAGAAGCAGAAGCCAGGAGGATGGCACGAGAGGCCTATGAGAAAACTGATGTTGGAAAAATAAACAAGACCAACGACGATCTCCAGAAAGAGATCGATATGTTGAAGGCTCGGAAGACAGGAGGAGTAGTAGCAGCTAGTCGTAAGGCTGAAGCAGAGGAATATAGAAAAGCCACGGAAGGCATGAAGGATCAAGATGCTCAGTTGGCCCGACACAACAAGCTGTTGAATGAGAAAGACAAGCTTCAGGCACAGGCAAAGTATGTTACACCAATGGAGAAAGGTGTTGCTGACTTAAAGGAGCTTGAGGACTCCAAAGCATTGATCAGTGAAGAGGCTTACCAACTGGCATTGAAGGAAATCAAGGATAGGTTTGCAAAAGCAGGAAAAACCCCAGCTCAAAATATGCAAGACGAGATGGACGCATTGGAGGCTACTCGTAAAGAGTATCTGGGAAAAGATGAACAATTCCGAAGAGCACAACAGGAGATTAGGGATAAGTATATTGCTAAGTCACCAGCCGCTCAGATGAAGAAGGACCTAGAGGAATACATGGGGATGTTGAAAAACATGACTCAGGAAGAGCAGGATCAGGCCAAATTTGACATCAGGAAGAAATATGGAGTAACGTCTCCTGCTGAGGAGATGGAAAAAGAGATGAAGGACATAGAGGCAATGCAAAAGAAGATGGGGGCTGCTGAGGGAAAAAGAATCAAGGATGCTTTTGATGTGAAGTGGGGTCTAACTACCCAGTACGAGCAAGCTGTGCAGGCATTACAGGACCTGGAAGCCCAAAAAGACCTCATGGATGCAGAAGATTATGAACGCAAGAAGATGGAAATCAGGAAGGGCATAGTAGGAGGTCTTCAGTCTAAGGGTGAAGTTGCTGGTGAGCAGTACAAAGAACTTCAGGACAAGATGGCTACAGGAGAGCTTTCACAGTCACAGTATCTTCGCGGGTTGAGGCAAATCAAGGAGGGTATGAGCCAACCTATAGTAGAAGCTGGTTCTTATGGGTTTGCTGATTTTGGGAAGCAGATTCAGAATGCATTTCTCAAGAGAGACGACCCGGCACAGATGTCTTTTGAGGAGTTGCAAGAGCATACAGCATTATTGAGAGAACTGAATGCAGGCATCAGAGGTGTCAGTTCTTCATTGTTGGCAACCCATGGCCTTGCTCCAGGTGGAGATTAACTATGGAAGACTATTCTGCATGGAGACTCTGTACAGAGGGTTTCTCAAGACGCCCTGAGGGGATTCGCTACAAGAGACTGAGTTCTAGTGGTTCTGTCTCTTATGAAGAATCCACCGTCACAGAGGACTACCTATTTCGTACTCAGGATCTGGTTGACTTTTGTTACTATGCCTTTCCTGATCCTGTCGTTGTGGGATTTGCAGTCTGGTATCCACGAGGGATGTATCTCTACAACATGCCATCGTTGATAGCCAGAAGTCTTACATTCAAAAGTTTCATTGATGGAAGACCACTAGACCCATTCCAAGCAGACACCGGAGCAGAGGGTCGCACATACGAAGAGTATGTGGTGGTCACAGTTGAGTACTCGACTAGTGCCGCCAACGATCAGGAAGAAGATCCCAATGATCCTGAGACGTTCTTAGAAATATCTATGAACGCATCAGGAACCCTTCTGAACAGTCCTCAATGTGGTTTGGCTAAATGGGAGCTAGGACCAAACTCTACAGCAGCGACCGAGACAGGAGGTTCAGATCCAACAACAGATCCTGTTAAAATCACTGGGGAGTCTACAGATGTCAACGAGCCTGATATTCCTCGTACTGTGATATCAACTGAGGTTGAGTGGTCGGTAAGGTGGCCTAGGGTTCCTTATGCGTTCTGGAACAGTATCCTGATTGGGAGATTGCGTGAGAAGTTGGGGCATGTCAACAGTGCTGTGATGCCTCTGTTTCTGTACGCTCCAGTGGATACGGTCTTGTTCATGAGCTTTCAGATGACAACAAATTACACCTGGAGGTCTGGTCTATCTGGGCAGTCGCCCGTCACGTTGGACATGAAGTTCATCGAAAAGAATTTCAAGGATGTGGAGGGGACTCAAATAACACATCAACACATTTGGAGACCAGACTACGGTTGGAGAAAGTTGACTTTCAATGGAGAACACATATACGCTCAGGCTAATCTGAATCAGATCTGGAGTCCCTCATCATGAGACAGAACTTCAAACATAAGAAACAAGGGGACCTCCTTCGTGTTGGTCATGTGAACAAACTGTCTGATCATGCTCGTAAGTTTGAGAGAGCATCATTTTCCGGTTTGAACATGTTCCACAGTGGGTCGGTTTTTAACGTCGCCAGCCCAAACCCAACACACCTATACACTGCCGTCATATCTGACAACAAGATAAGTGCTACGTGTCCTGAAGATGCTGGGTTGTACTTGATCAAGATGCTCTTTTTTCAACATGATAAAGGTCGCTGGGTAATAGAGAGCAACAAGCCTTGGCCCATGGATGAGCGTGGGGTAAATTTTGGAGAGGTGCCAACCTATTCCGTAGATGACATTGTGACTGTCTATTGGGATGCTCAGAGGAGAATGTTCATTCCAGCAAAAGCCTCACCTCCTGGAACCTATGTAGAGATCGAATACATAGACGATCCAGCCCGAGGTTTTTTGATGAGCAGTTATGGTGTTTGTCTTGGGAGGATGGTCACATTCAAACCAGCGGAAGACTGGAATACGCAATACACATCACCGACCATCTTGACCTATGGAGCAAATGTGTTTGTTGGTTTTGTGGATCAGAGCAGAGGTGGTGCTCCAGGGCAGAGGTATCTGTCACAGAGTTGTGGTTCAAAAACGTGTGGAGACTTGACCTATCCCCTGGTCATGGTTGATGGTGGTGGTGAGGTAGCTGGGTCTCTTGCTGAAGATCATCCTGGATGCAACACAGAGTTTGACATATGGCTTTACCCCACATGGCTTGTTGGTACTAGGAAGTGGGACATATCAGACTGTGACGATGATAACCTCAAGTACAAGGCCATTGACTACCGTTTGGGAGTGCCAGAACCCTCTAAGTATGCTTCTGGTTTGTTTGCACCACGGCTTAGCACAACACATGGTATGATATTTGAAGCTATTGATATTGACTGCACGAGCCCTGAAGAGTGTGTTTTGTGTGAGGCTTCATCGTAATGAGTAGAAGACGATGCTGTTGTGTTGGCTGTCTGGTCTTCTTCGATGACTTCTTTCGTCCTAATAGTACGTCTGTTAGTGGATGGAAGGAGGAGACAGGCCAGTGGGCTGTTTTGAGTTGGTCCTTGGCTGAACATACAGGTGAAGGCATCATTAGGACTCTTGCAGCAGTGCCTAGTGAAAGCATGTTTGTGAAGGTTGACATTATAAACGGAGCTGAGATAGAGGACGACATTTTCAGAGTCTATGTGAACTACAAGGACAAAGACAACAACCACCATGCCGACTTTGTTATTGGGGATGCTGCCGATCAGATAACCAAGCCTTACCTCATGAGGTTGTACAAGAATGACAATCTCTTGTTGGAAGAAGAGATTCTGAATGTGACCGAGCCACCTTCAGGGTTCAATCGTTTGTTCACAGTTTGCATTGGAGGTATGCGAGATCCAGATAACCCTGATGAGTTTTTGGATTATCAGTTTACCGCAGGAGTCAGCAACTCGATTATGGGTTTTGCTTGGACAGAATCAACACCAATTCATGAAGGATATCGTGCCGGTCTTGGATTCGGTCACGAGACGTGATGTATGGGTTCCGTTGAAATCAACTCAACAGTTACCGTCTACTTCCGCCCATCTGATTATGAAGATGAGGGGGTAACAGAGGAAACTCTATTCACAATAGAGTGCTGGGGAGCTGGTGGTGGTGGGGGTGCATGTTGGAGTGATAGCCACATGCCACCATATTCCAAAAGTGGTGGTGGTGGTGGCGGTGGTGGTTACAGTGTAGACACTAATGTAGATTTGGCTTGGGATACCCTGTATGATGCAACAGCAGGGACAGGGGGAGTAGGTGCAACTGCTGGTAGTTGGCTTCAGGCTGGGAATGGTGGTTCTACAAACTTTGGGGCTGGTCTTGTTATTGCTGCTGGTGGTACAGGAGGCACTAAAAGCACAGGTGGTAGTGGTGGAGTCGGTGCTGAAAAAATAGGAGGTGCTGGTGGGGCTGGTGCAGATGTAGGAAGTGATCCTGGAGGTGGTGGCGGGTCATCGGCAGGCACTTCTCTGGATGGTGACCCAGGAGATGATTCTACTGCTGGAGGTGCTGGGGGGACTGCACCTACTGGTGGTGGAGATGGTGGGAATGGTGGAACGGCTGGTGGTGGGACTGGTTCAAACGGAACAGCCCCTGGTGGTGGAGGTGGTGGTGCCGGTGATTTAGGAGGAGTTGGTGGTAACGGTGCAAATGGAAGGATCATAATTAGCTGGGAAGACGACGAACAAAGTTCTCAGTCGTCTCCGTCGTCCGTAAGTTCACAGTCTTCTCTTTCATCACTAAGCTCAACATCTCCTTCATCAGTTTCATCACCTTCGTCCACATCTCCTTCATCACTTTCATCACCTTCATCACCAAGCTCACAGTCGTCACCTTCATCTACATCCCCAAGTTCGCCGTCATCACTTTCATCACCAAGTTCTTTATCATCAACATCGTTATCTAGTATCTCTACTAGCAGCCCTTCTTCATCAACCTCATCATCTAGTATTTCTACTAGTTCCACATCACCCAGTTCATCAAGCATCTCAACTAGTAGTAGTTCCACATCACCCAGTTCCCTTTCGTCACCAAGTTCTCTTTCATCATCCTCATCTATTTCATCCCCTTCATCACCAAGCTCACAGTCTTCACCTTCATCACCAAGCTCACAGTCTTCACCCAGCTCTCAATCACCAAGTTCAGAATCATCTCAATCACCAAGTTCAGAATCATCTCAATCACCAAGTTCAGAATCATCTCAATCACCAAGTTCACAGATATCAACGAGTTCCCTCAGTTCTAGCACAGTCTCGACAAGTAGTACTTCCACATCACCTAGTTCCTCATCGTCAAGTTTCTCTACATCATCGTCCAGTATCTCAACCTCTTCCTCTTCGATATCAACATCGTCGCACTCTGCTGCTGAATTCTACAGGATTCTGTTCGACAACTTCTATCTCTATAAGCACAAAGTGGATGATCCAACATGTCCTGAATGTACGTGTGTTTGTGATGGCCACATATGGCCGAGAACTCTATGCTTGACGATTGCCTCATACGATCCACCAGGAAAAGAAAACCCCTGCCCTGTGTTGGTAGAAGTCGACTTGGTTTATGATGAGATGGAGGCTGAGTGGATTGGAACCCATTGGGTTTGTGATGAGGGCCTGCCAGCTTGGGAATTTCGATTGGCGTGTGAGGATGTGGTAGGAGATTTAAGGTTTAGTATCTCTAGTGCTGGTGTAGGAGTCTGTTGTAGTAATGACCCCACACATACCAACTACTGCCTCATGACTCCACCAGATCAAGGATCTACTTGCTATCCTGTGATAGACCTCACTTTTCAGTTTACCATACCAGGCACTTGGTTGACTTGTACTCAATGTTGTGGTCCTACTCCTATATGGCCTGAACCTACTAGGGACCCTGCCGTGTGGTTCTTTTACATCACAGAAGGATCTTGCACACCATGATACAAACTTTGATACAAAACGATTGTGTATGTGATATCCCCAATGGTGGATACTGCCAAAGGCACAATGTCTACAAGGTTCGTAATTGGGTCTGGAACTGTGTAAACAACCCAGAGTACTTTGCAAGATGGGAGAATGGAACTGGGCCTGGACAGAGAGATAATGCAGTCACTCAGGCGTTTGAAGGAGTTGAGCGTGTGAAGAAAGAGAAGAAAAGCAAACCCGAGCCTGGAACAGAGTTGAAGAAAATTATAGCAGCATGGCAGAGATGGCTACCCTGGTTCGATCTGTCCGAACACAAAGGTTGTTCTTGTCATGAAACAGCTGTCTACATGAATCGGCTAGGTCCTGACAGATGCATAGAACACATGGATATAATCTTGAACAAGCTAGAGGCAGAGGCGAAGAGAAGAAAGTTGTCTATTCCGTTTCAGAGATTTTGGGCCGAGAGGATGGTACGTCAAGCAGTGCTTAGGTCAAGGAAAAAATAA